CAAGGGAATGGGAGGAAGTGACCTACGACGGCGACTGCGATGTAGTTAGTACATTGTCAGGAATTGAAACGGCTTATTTTGCAATCACGATTTTCAAAGACGGCCCAACGTTCTTTTCCATTGGTGCCGGAATGAAGCCAGAGGAAACGAATTACGAAACTACATTTAGCGTTGACGGCTGCCAAGAACTAGCGTGTGAAAACGATTTCGATGCGACCGTGAGTGCCGGCACAGAAAACGCCGACGGTGAGCCGTGCTCTGACGGCCAGTTTGTCGTCAGGTATTGCGACACGAGCGGAACGCCAGGATTGTATAAGGCTTGCGACGGCGGAACGTATTGCGGCGAAACGGTTGCGACCGGAGGCTACACCGATGACGCAGGTGCAACGATCCTTGCGGAGATCACAAATTGATCACCTGCAATGAATGCGGTAAGGAATACCCGCCAGTGACGGTTTGGCCGATTCATTGTTGCTGCACGAACCGCATCAAAGAAGACGGCACGCAGTTAGGCAAGCGGCCAATGCGGCAACTGCGACCGCAGCCAGAGCGATCGATGCCCGTTGGCGATAAGCGAGCGTCGGAAAAATACCCCTGCCAACATCGAGGCGAAGTGGTGCGGATGAGCGATTGCGGATGTGATGGCAATCGGCGTGTGTATGCTTGCGGCGTTGGCGGGGAGTGTATGATCAGGCATCTGAAGCGATCGACGTTTGTCGGGAAATTCTGCGAGACTTGCAGCGATCGATTAGACGGTTAAAAAATCTTTTCTTTCCTATTGACGCGGTGATTACCGTCGTCTATCTTTCCCTCACCACAACTCGACAAAGAAAACAAAACACCGCGCCGGCGGGAATCTTTGGGCTTGCTATGCCCTAGGGTTGTGGAACCCGCCGGCGTTTTAATTTAGGACCACAACCCATGGCGTTTGAAAGCGTTTCCAAGTTTCAGGCTAACCCAAGCCTAGGCGGTCGCAGGCCGACATACCCTATGGATGAAGTAACATTTGCCATTGATAAGGGGACGAGCAAAGGAGTTTCATGCTATGCACTGCGAATTGCAGTGCCTAAAGAGATAGCAAAAAAAGCAAGGTTCATTGAGGGAGACACGGTCGATATTCTTTTTGATAAAGAAGAGAGGGCCGGGCTGATTAAGCGGATAATCGGTAAGGGGTGGACGCTTTCTAAGTGGAAAACAAGTGCGAGATTAACCGTTAAGCTTAGATGGAACAACGGCATGCCATCTGTTGCCAGTTGCGTTTCTTGTCCGTGTGAAATAACGCCAGACGGCATTGTGTTTTTTCTGCCCGAATCTGTTTCGTTTGACCACAACTTGCGAGAGGAGGCAGGCAAGAAATGACAATTCAATTATCAGACGTACTAGCCGCCGCGATGGCGTTAACGCCATACGAGAGGGCGCGACTTGTTGACGCGATTATACTTGTTGACGATTGGCAGGTTGACATCGCTGACAAGCCGCAAGCAGAGGCGAAGGTTAGTCAAGATTTATTGCGTGGAGTTGTTGGCGTTTGGGCACAACCAGAGAGCCGCAATCGCAAGGCGTACACTACCGAAGAGTTAATCAAATTGCACGAGCTTGCCGGCCGAATGGACACCGATCTATCGTTTGGCGAAAAGCAGCAACGCGAAGCAATTGCGGAAGCGGCCAAGCGACTTGGCCGCACGTACAAAGCAATCGCGGAAAAGATCCGAACAATAAGGGCCGAATGATGACCAGTTTTTACCTACTCACCATCGCCGCATTTTGCATGCTTGCGGCGGCAACTTTAGGGGATTGAGATGCAGAGAAAAGTGGATGAAGAAGAAGCCGAAAAAATAAACATGGCAGCGGACATGATTTCGGATTCTTTTGTGTGGGCTGAGACTGACGAAGGGCACGAATACTGGGCCGATGTTGTTGAGCATCTGTTAAACAAGGCGTCAAACCGCACAAGCGACGGCAAGCCCTACGTCGAGCCAGAGCCGCCGATTCCCGAAGGCTACCGAAAGGCGAACGCGGACGATTGGCGGCGGAAGGACGTGAAATTCTGGAGCGTCAACGATTTGCAATGGAATGACAGGCCGGCGCAGGAAAGCAAGTTTGACGCACCGATTCACGGCACACGCTACATCGTACCCATCGACCCGCCGCTAACGGATGAGGATGCGTGCGTTTGGCCGCGGCTGCTGGTGATGGTGCGGGATGAAAGCGACAGAGATTGGCGAGGGCCATTCGAATACGTGTGCAAAGAAGACTGCAACAGCGAACATCCATATGTCGTTCGCGGACAAGAAGGTCGCCACGCATGGAAGCAAGCCCGCCGAGCAACACCCGAAGAAATCGAGGCCGCAAATGATCGCAGTTGAGCTAGCACGCCCGACCGACAATGCCTTTATTCATTTACTGCACGATGAATCTTTCGGCGATATGACGATACTTGATTACTTGGAGTGGATCAAGGAACGCGGCAGGCGTGTCTACGTCATACGCCAATGTGATAATCAGGTTGGCTTTGTATTTGTGCGACTCAGGCGCGACGCCGCGACGATATGCAAGATCGCAATCAATCAGCACTATCGGCGACACGGCATTGCCACCGAAGCGATCCGCCTGATCACAGCAAAGCACGGCAAGCGGCTGACGCGGGCCGCGGCGAAAGAGCCCGACGCAATTGCACAGGACTTTTTCCGCTCGCTGGGAATGCGGTTGAAGCTTGTAGAGGACAAGCCGAAAGACAGATTTTGGATTTTTGAAACGACTAATAAAGAGAGGGCAAAGCGATGATCGAAGATGATGAAAATCACGAATGGGAATACAGAATTGTATGGCGGGAAAGCGGACTATGGAGAGTAGGCGTTATTGTTTCAGGCGGGTCGCTAAATTGCACGCACTGGATGGATGGATCCATCGTCACCGAAGCAATCATCCAACGTCGCCGCAAACGCGACCACCTCGACCCGACGCCGTGCGAAGGAATCGAGCATCCGATTTGGCGAGACTGGGAAGCGAGCCCGGATGCGGAGATCCAAGCGGTTTTGGTGCGGAAGGGCATGCCGTTTAGGAGCCTGGAGAAATGAGCTACGAACAATTTATACGATCGAAAACACAGCACGCCGGCGGCGATGGTTTCAATCCAAGTAAACTGCCGGCGTGGATGTACGACTATCAATCGGCGTTAACTGAATGGGCTTGCAATCGCGGCCGATCGGCAGTTTTTGCAGATTGCGGAATGGGCAAGACCGCTATCGAACTGGCGTTTGGCGAGCAAGTTGTTAAGCGGCTAAATAAGCCGGTACTGCTTGCTACGCCGATTGCAGTCGGCGCTCAAATGATTGAGGAAGCGGCGAAGTTTGGGATCGAAGCTAAGCGGTCGCGGGATGGCAAGTGTGACGGTACGCCGTGCGTTTGGATCACAAACTACGAGCAGTTGCACAAGTTTGATCCGACGATGTTTGGCGGATTTATCGGAGATGAATCAAGTTGTATCAAGGACGCCAAGACAGAGCGAAAGCACATCGTCACGGAGTTTATGCGGCGGATTCAATACCGATTGCTTTGCACGGCAACCGCGGCCCCAAATGATTTTTGGGAGCTTGGCACGTCGTCAGAGGCGTTGGGCTTGCTTGGTTTTCGTGACATGATCACGACGTTTTTTAAGCAGGAAACCGGCAAGGATCACTTGGGCTGGGGTCGGACGAAGTACCGATTCCGCGGTCACGCTCAAGAGCCTTTTTGGTCGTGGGTTTGCAGTTGGGCAAGATCGCTTCGCAAGCCCTCTGACCTTGGGTTTTCGGATGACGGATTTGATCTTCCGCCGCTTATCGAAAAGGAAATCGTAGTTGCAACGGCAAAGACTCGGGCGGGAATGCTGTTTTCGCTTCCAGGCCGAGACATGCGAGAGGAGCGCGAGGAACGCCGAAACAGCATTGAGGAGCGGTGCGAAATGGCCGCCGACATTGCACACGACCACAAAGGCCAGACGGTTATTTGGTGCGAACTTAACCCGGAAGGGGACGCACTAGAAAAGCTTGTCGATGAATCGGAGCAGGTCAAAGGCAGCATGACAGATGAGCAAAAAGAGGAGTATCTTACCGCGTTTTCAAAGGGAGAGCTAAAGAGGCTAATTCTCAAGCCAAAGCTAGGGGCGTGGGGATTGAATTGGCAGGGGTGTCATAACGTTGTTTCGTTTCCGTCTCATAGCTATGAGCAATACTACCAAGCGGTTAGGAGGTGCTATCGGTTTAAGCAGAAGCATCCCGTCAAGGTTTCGCTAATTGTTGGCGAAGGCGAAGCCGGGATTTTGAAAAACATTCGGCGAAAGGCCGAGCAGTCAGAGCATATGTTTAAGAGCATCGTTGCACACATGAAAGACGCCATGCACTTGGCGACGAAAGATTATTTCCCAGAAAAAGAGGAGTTACCGAAATGGCTTGCCTAGATCAAACGATTACAGACCGCTACGCGATTTACAACGGCGATTCTGCGGAAGTGCTTGCAAAGCTTCCCGACAATTCCGTTCACATGTCGATCTACTCTCCGCCATTCGCAACCGAAAACGGAGGGTGCCTTTACAACTATTCGTCTAGTGTTCGCGATTTGTCGAACGCCAGAACGTACAAGGAATTTTTTGAGCACTACGCATACATCGTCGAGAACATCACTCGGGCTACACTGCCGGGGCGAATCTCTGCCGTTCATTGCATGGATGTGCCAAAGCAGGGCAGCAACATATGCGGATACAGCGATTTTCCAGGCGACATTATTCGGCTGCACGAAAAGCTAGGCTGGGATTACTTGCCGCGTATTTGCATATGGAAAGAGCCTCTATCGGTCAGGCTTCGCACGATGGCAAAAGCTTTAGCACATCGCCAGATATGCGAGGATTCAACGCAAACAAACGTTGCCGCGGCTGACTACTTGATTCCGTTTCGCAAGCGTGGCGAAAACAAGATTCCAGTCACGCACGACAATGGGCTAATGGAATACCACGGCGAACGCGAAGTACCCTCAGACCTGCACCGATACCGCGGCTATCAAGGGAAGCAGACCGAGAACCGGTATAGCCAATGGGTTTGGAGGCATTACGCCTCATGCTTTTGGGATGACATCCGCATCGACAACGTACTGCCATACGAAGAGGCAAAGGACAAAGACGACGAAAGGCACCAGCACCCGCTACAGCTTGACGTTATTTACCGCAGCGTAGAAATGTGGAGCAATCCAGGC